GTTATAAATTCCCAACATTGAAGAAATCTAACCCACACTCACACCACTCACAATGGATTATCTTAAGAACATCATAAACACTAACGGAACGATTGAATCGTTCAAAAACGGCCTCATTATGGTCAAGACCAACTTAGGTTTAGGAGTATCTTCTGTATCTAAGGAAAAAATACACGTTGGCGATTACCAACAGCAGCGCAAGGATGTGCTGCAAAGTTCTGATGCCAATAAAATAGCTGGCATGTCCCCAAGCTCTCTGGATGAAGCTTCAGGGGAAAAGTTTCAACTACGCAGACGCACTAAATGTGCCTCCTATGCTACAGTATATGGAATAAAGCAGACGGTAGAACTATCATTTGAAAAACACAGCTATTTTGGGATGAATAAACAATTTATCACTACAGAAGGTTTACCAAATGAGGCTGCTATTATTAAGCGTCTCCGTGAACTTGGGGTAACATCTGATGTTAAGGAGGCTAGATATGGGCGTCTTTATAATGCAGTTTTTGCTGCGGACTATTACGACAATGCCATAGCATTATTGTACTTAATGTATGCACACTATCAGACTTTAAGAATAGCAGAGCGTATGGAGAAAACTGACTATTTGATTAGAATAAGTGCTCCCGACTTAAAGCCTTTTATTGATGAAGTGGATGCGGAGAAGAAACTTGATCTACTTGTTAGATTAGTAGCGCGTGGGAACGCAGGGGCAGCCCTTCCGCGAGCAGATTTTGGTACGCAGAAACTAATTGAAGAGATACACACGTGGTATGATGCATTACCAGCAGCACGGGTCAATGATGGTGACGGGAATATGATAGACAACCCTATATATCTTAACTCCTTCTTTGAAAGCCGGCGTCACGTGTGGGAAATGTACAAATATAATGATGGCCATAGTGAAAGTGGACCTACTTACGGTAACCACTATGGATTCAAGCGTGGGCGGTTCATCGTGCCTACCCACCTTAATGCGACTCACAATGAATTGCGTAGGAACTTATCAGCGTATAATGTGAATAACATAAGCCAAGATGCCTTAGTGGACAGGTTGGTGAATGCGGCTGGATACCTTAATTTGTCTGGTTTCAACACACAAGAGACTGCTATATTAAACAAAATGCTATGTGGTAATCTGAGGTCCACCCCGTTTCTCATAGATCAAGATATCGACTTGGCAATTACGCAGAACAGTATATACGTACACCATGGGCCTGAAAATTTATACGTAGATTGCACTTATTCAGCAGCAGATATGCGAGCTATTATCATAAAGTTTGTAGTTAACCATAGGTTGCATGAGGATATGCAATCAGCCATAATAGCAGCCAAGTACTGGTTAGCTCAACCAGCAAATGAAACAGTAGAGTCACATTGGTGGACCCATTTACCTAGAAGGTTGAGTCTACCAAAACTAGGTTTGAAAAGGGCGGCATTTCATTTCCTATTACAGGGGGATGGTGTTGCTACATCAGTTGATGCTATTAAGACGTTGAGCGAGCTGACGAGACCAAACGATTCTAACATAATGGAATCAATGTTGGCTAACACTGCTTGGTATTGGG